GACGCCGCTGAGCATCTGATGCTTCGCATTCTCCATAACACCAAGATCGATTTCATCCGTCGCTGGAAGCCGGCCGTCCTCATCGTGACGGCATTCATTATTCCAGCGATCGCGTTGATCCTCCTGAACGGCTTCAACTGGAGCATCGAGTTCACCGGAGGCACGCGCATCCAGCTCGAGTTCACCAACGCGGCGGACGTCTCCGCCGTCCGCTCCGAACTGGCCACCGCGGGCTTCCCCAACGCCGAGATCGCAACCTTCGGCAGCCCTAACGAGAGACGGTAGTCTCCTTCCGAACCCTGATGCGAACTGCGTCAAGGAGTTACGGCTAATCTTATACTCGTTTTATAAGTATGAGTTACCGTACTCGGAAGCACAAACACAGCAAGTCATCGACGGCTTTAAAGAAGCTGAAGATGATCTTACTCGCGCTGGTGCTCACTTTGCTATTCTGCAGAGCGCACTGCTCGAGTCGTTCAAGCGAAGACGTCGAAGGTTTGATTATCGAGCTCGTAAGAGCACTGATAGTCTCACCTCTTTAGACGCCTTAGTTGAAATAACTCGTGGAGCTAGAGCACTTCTCACGAAGTTGTTCCAGCGGTTCAATGGTCTTAACATCATTCCTCGGCACGGTCCGGGCGTCGTTTCCACTGGGGAACGACTATCCCAGAAGTATCTCTGGAAGAATGTTAGCCATCGAATCACAGAAGTTTACCCTTATGATGCGTATTTCTGCGCATCAATAGGGCATGTCTGTGATACTTACGACAGTTTTGATACTGTCACGAATACGGATCATTCAGCCAAGGTTATCTTGGTCCCGAAGGATTCCCGCGGGCCTCGTTTGATCTCCTGTGAACCAGTGGATTTCCAATGGATTCAACAGGGGCTACGACAGGCCATTTACAGGCTGGTTGAACATGATGAGCTGACTAAGCACAACGTGTTCTTCACTGATCAAGGACCGAACCAAAGGGGAGCTTTATTAGGCTCGTCTCATGGCCGATACGCGACACTGGACCTCAAAGAGGCTTCAGATCGCGTGTCCCTTGATCTAGTTCACCTACTGTTTCCAGGACACCTTCATCGGTTCCTGGATGCATCTAGGAGTGTTTCCACGGAGCTGCCTAACGGTGAGAAATTAACGCTTAAGAAGTACGCGCCCATGGGGTCAGCTTTATGCTTTCCTATCATGGCACTTACTATTTGGGCTATTCTCACTGCGGCCGCTCCTGACGCGGATACTCGCGAGAGTATCCTTGTATATGGTGATGACGTCATCGTTCCAACCGCTTATGCGGAGAGCGCGATGGCCATACTCGAAGCATTTTGGTTAAAGATTAACCGTGCTAAGAGTTGCACCCAAGGACTTTTTAGAGAGTCCTGTGGCGTAGACGCCTTCCAAGGCGTAAACGTTACTCCTGTCCGTTTTCGGACTGTGTGGGATGAATCACCTCGCCCTGACGTTTACACAAGTTGGATCGCTTACGCGAATCAACTCTATGATCGACGCTGTTATTCTACCTACCTTTACATAGTAGGGAGATTGGAAGCCATATATGGCCCGATCCCAGATGCTAGCATGAATCTTTCATGCCCGCATCTTAGACTAACATCTGCCACTAAAGATTCCTTCAAGCGGAAAACTTGCAAACACCTTCAAAAGGTATTGTACAGAGTCCGTGTCGAGGAGTCGTCTTTGGTTACTCAAGTGATCAATGGTTGGAACATGCTGCTCCGCTATTTCGCGGAAACAGGTAATGCTCCCTCCAATCACGCCAAGGATAACCGTGAACCCGCAGCATGGGATATCCCATCTGGTGGTTTAGCAGTCAGTCAGTATACGAAACGCAAAACGAGCCTTCTCGTTTGGCGTTGGCGGTGACTATAATAGACGACAAGACTACGCTAAAAACGCAGTCGGTCGTCGGGTCGAGATAAG